CCATCAGGCCTTCGATCATCAGCCATTCAATGTGCAGCTCGTCGATTTCTCGGCAGCGCTCGTTTACCTGCAGCGGCATAGTTAGATTCTCAGCGGGGTTACTTCGGCAATTCGCTTGATGACGGGCCACTCCACATCCACGCAATAGCCGATAGCGGTTGTGATGTGCTGGTATTGGTTCGACTGGTCCTCTTGAAATGTCGAACCATCTTTAAGCTGCACCGTGCTCAAGCCCTTGTGACACCATGGCGCGGTGACGGTGTTGACGTACAGACTCGTGAGGCCGGACGCGGTGCGGATTTTCGTGCGGACGGCGTTCTGCCGGTCTTTGATGGCTGGGTGCGCAAGCTTCACCTTGCGTGTGTACGTCCAGCCGTTCGCCTTCAGAACGCCTTCTATGTCGGTGTAGTCGGACGCGTGGCCGTGCTTCTCCCCAGCCTTGCCGGCTGGATCGCCATAGATCAGCACGTGTTTGTTTTTGTGGTCTTTGAATTTGTCTACGAACTCTACAGCGGCCTGCTTTGAGACCGCGCTCGTGAGCACAATTTCGTCAAGCAAATACAGGTCCTTGTTGTCGTTACGGCGCACGCCAATGGCCGAAGAAAGCGGCGTGTAGTTCTGGTCATGCATCCACATCAACTGCTCGTGCGGCAAAATCACCGCATCGGTATAGTTGTGCTTGCCGTAGTCCTCATATATACGACCGCTTGCAGTCTCAAAGCTCGCTTCAAACTCCTGCTTGAACTGCTTTTTTGACATGGCCGCGCGCATGGCGTCCATGACGTCTTTCGGCAATATCTCTGCCGACTTCCAATGAAACACTTTAAAGTTTGGGTCGGCGCCGGTCTCGGCCTTCTGGCAAAGGTCGTAGTAGTGATTGAGGCCGTCCGGCACGCCTAGCAGCCAGCACCAGGCGCGGTAATCGGGATCGAGCGGATTGACGGTGTTCAGCGCGGGCAGGATGTTCGCTTCCCATGCATCGGGCTTGATGTCGGCGAATTCGTCAATGCCGCCCCCTTTCCATGGGATACCTTCGATACGTTCCGGCTTGTCCAGGCCGATGACGTGAATCTCGCTGCCATTTGGTAGGTAGATGATCAGGTCGGACTCTGATGGCCTGCGCGAATGCGTGCACGAAAGCGTGAAAGCCTTCAGGTCATCCCAGAAGATTTTCTTTGCCTGGCCATACGTAGGCGCTGCGGCAAAATACTGCCCAATCACGGCGTTTGCCTGCTTCACTAGGAAGCGTTTAAACCGCTCAGGTTTCCCACTGCGACGGCCGGCCGGGACGAGGGGGAAGCGAATGCCGTCATGCACAGCGCGCGCAAGCGCAAGCTGCACGGGATGGTCTATCAGTGGATACCAGCGCGACAGCTGCCGATCAAGCAGCAAATTGCCTGTTGTCATCCGGGCAGCTTGGCGATCAGGTCAGACAGCACTTTCGTCATATCTGGCTTTTCGCTGTCTTCCGCTTCTTTCGGTTTGCCCCAGCCGCGGTCAAGCAGCGCGTTGGCAGCTGCAACGCGTGCGATGGGCGGTGCTTTCTTGTTGCCGTTCACTTCGGCAAGCGTGTTGATGGCGTCGGCCGTGTGCGTGCGGGCAAGCTGCGCGGCGGTCTCGCCGTTCGGGCCAATACGCGGCGAACGGCCGCCAGGATTGCCGGACTTGCCTTTCTCCCACGTCGCCTTGTTGGCGTGCTTACTGGTGTCTTTCTTGTCGGCCATGACGGCGAGCCTTACTTGCTCAATGAATGGTTGGCTTCAGGTGAGCGCTCGACGCATGCTTCCTCGCCACCATGCCGGCGGCATTGGTGAGCACGTCGGCGACGTCCGCGTCGTGCACGCTGCGCCAGACGACGCACGAGCAATCGCCGTCGTCGTGCACGAGGATGTGCGGCATGTCCAGCGGCAACACGGTGGCGCCGCACAGCGCCAGCCACACGTTCTTGATGCGCTGAATCATTGGCCGCGTTCCTGGCGCAGGATGGCCTGAAGCGCTTTTATTTCGGCGTCTGCTTCGTCGGCGTCGCCAATAAGATGGCCCGCGCCTTCTGCCCGAAGCTCGGCGTTTGCATCAGGGACGCCGGCACCGCTTGCGGCGCGGGACACTTCGGTGGCGCGGGCGGGCGTACAGCTCCACTCGGAGCGCAGCCGGAGAGTGCCAGCGCGAAGGTTAGCGATAGTGCGATCAGCATTTGCTTTCGCATCGTGAATGTCCTGTTCGTGTTGTGAATCGATAGCGGCGATTCCGGCGGCTTGCGCTTGCTCGGCGGCGCGCGCCTGCTCCGATGCCTGCTCGGCCAATTCAGCAATGTGCTGCGCGCTCTGCGCGTTCGCGGTCGTGACAGCGGCCAGCTTTATTGCGCCGGCTTGTGCTGCGACGTGATGGCCGGCAGCGAAGCCCAACGCAAGCAAAGCGAACGCGATTGCCACCTTGACGTATGCGGTCATAGCCAATGCCCCAAGCAAATTGCGGCGGCGAGAAGCACCAGAATGAAGCCGCCTAGCGCCTCGAATAGTCCACCCAGGAAACCGCGACAGTTTTCGCTAACGCCTGCGTAGATCATGAGCGCGACACCGACGAGTGCGAGCAACATCGGTAAATCCCACCAGTGCAGAACGATGGTCATAGCGGCTTGAACCCGTGCACGAATACGAACGCGAGGATTCGATCTCCGCGACGAGCACCCGTGAAATTGCGGTACATGGCCACGCACTTGAGCGCGACGTATGCCCACCATTTGAGTTTGTGCGTATACATCCCAGGCATGTCAGTGTCCCTCACACATGTCACGTTCAGCATGTCGGCGGCGCACCAGTCCAGGCAGCTCTTTGCCGCCTGCGTACACCCACCGGGTGAGTTGCTGGCACGCCGCCGACCACTGGCCCGCGTTGGCGTGTTTCTGCAGTGTCGAGCCGCACACAATGGCAGGCCCAACGTTGTAAACGGCATCGGTAAGCGCTGCCTCTTGAAATGGCTTCATCGGCGCATGAATGCACCGGCGCACGGTCGCGTTCGCGGTCGCCATGTCTGCGCGCGCCCAGGCATCGCACTGTGCCTGCGAATACGTCACGCCAACGCGCACATCCGGGCCGGTGTGGCCTTCGCATGCGGTGGGCGTAGGCGTGGCTGGCAGGCGGTCTAAGTACGTAGTCGGGCGATTGCCCTCAAACGTGACGGCAAGCCCAAGCGCCAGAGCGATCACTGCCGCGGCTCCACCTACCCTTACGCTCGTTTGGCTCGCCATGCCTTCACCCATCGATACAGACGAAATAGCCGCGTGCCGATCACCAGCACGGACGAGATGAGCGCGGCGAACGCGGCCCAGTCTTGAACGGTCCATCCTTGCGCCAGCGCAGTGAAGAACGAAGCCGAAATGGCTACGTGTGCGGTGTCGAAGTGATCACGCATTACGCTGCTTCCTCGAAGGCGTCGGCGAACACTTTTGAGCGCGCCCATTCGCCGCGCTCGCGGTGGTACACCACGCAAGACATAGATTGATTGGAGCGCCACCCGCCGTTCGTGGCGTGCGCGTCTTTGCCGGCCAGCGTGTTGAAGCTCTCGACGGTGACGCCGGCGTATTCTTTTTTCGATTCGTGATGCACGTGGCCCGTCAGCCAATGGCGATGGACCGTTTCACCCCAGTCCTTCGCCCGATCGCACGCCATTACGCCGGGCAGCTTTTCCGCCTTGCACGTATGCCCGTGGTGCGCGCCGATGAGCACCTTTCCAAAGCGCACGTAATGGAACAGAGCCGGGCTCGTGTGGACCTTCACGCGCGGCTCGTTTTCGTAGATGTGCGCGAAGACGATCGACAGCCACAGCGCGCCCGTCTCGTCGTGGTTGCCTGGCACGTTGATCACTTCCACCGTGTCATGCACTTCTAGTGCGGATTCAATGCACTGGCGCAGCGTTTTCACAGTGACGGCGGCCATCTTGGCATACCGGCCGTCCGCATCAAGGTTGTGGCCACTGCGCGGGGTGACAGCGGCAAGCGAGTCGTAATGCAGGGCGTCGCCCAGGTTCAAAACGACGGCATGCTTTGCCGGCGGGGAGCGCCGCACCAGTTCGGCCATGGCCCCGCAGTGCACGCGCTCGGCGATCGCCAGGTCCCAGTTGTCGCCCGTCTCGTCCTTCCACGCGTACATGCCTACGTGGGGGTCGCCGATCGGGTACACCGCCATGAGGTCTTGCCTGTAGACGCCTTGCGACGCGCGCGGCGCGACCTGCGGCAGGTCTGCCGCCATCGCTTCGCAGGCCGCACGGAAGATGGCCGCTTGCTCGGCGTCGTCTTCCTTCGTCTTCACCCACTGAACGGCGACCTTGCCATCCTTGTAGAGCGTGGACATGCCGCGGAGCTTCTGGCCGGCAGGCAGCGGATGCGCCAAGTCTTGATCCGGCGCCCAGCCCTGGCGCGCGAGTTGCGCGGCGCTAATCTCTTCCTGTGTGCGCTCCGGCTTGACCACGCCGTACTTGCCACAGTCGCGGCAGTAGCAGCGGCCGGTGCCATTGCGGACGGCGTTCGGCGAGTTGCACTTCGGACACTGCATCAGACGCCGCTCGCCTTGCTCTCGGCCGAAATCAGCTCGTCGCACAACAGGCCTGCGTGGTAAAGGTAGTGCTTGAGCGTGCGCAATTTCGCTTCGCGGTCGCCAATCTTGGGCGCCGCATGCTGAACCGGGTCGCGAGCGCCATCGCCAGGGCGACATGTGCTTTCGGGCACAGCACTACCCGACCGAGTGAACGGCGGAAACTTGGCGTGCATGCGGTCTACCTAAATGGGTCCGCCGCGTGCGTGCGCACGGCTTCGTCACCAATGGTGACGGGCGGCTCAGGTGGACGGGGCGAGCGGGACTTGAACCCACACGGGCGCGCCCTATCGCGCGCTGCTCTTGCATTGAGCTACCGCCCCAAAAGAAAACGCCCCGCTGGTTAGGCGAGGCGCAATGATTCGATGATGCGACTTTCCCACACGCTGAAACGTTGTCAACTACTCGTCCTACCGCTAGGCTCGGCGAACCAAACAGGAGGGAATCAGATGGCGATCTTTGAGGCGAACGGCACTGCGTACAACACGGACCATATCGCGTGGGTAGGGCCTGCAGCTGAAGTGTCCGTTGGGGCCGGTAGCGTTGTCTATGCCATAGCAATTGTCGGCAGAGAAAAACCCCGCGACATTTCGTTCAAGACCATGGCCGAGGCCGTTCATTCGCGCAATCGACTATTGGAAATCATGAACGCTCATGACGCACAACCCCGCTAATGCGGGGTTTCTTCTAGATCAATTAGCGACGGCGGCAAGCTAACCCGATGGAGTGGATTGCTATAACAATGCGCGTTGGCTGCGTGAATTAGCGCTTTACCTCAAGCACAAGACGGCCTCCGCAATACCCGCGCAAAATCCAACTCTCGAATGTAATAACCTCTATGCCATGCAACTTAGATGCTAGACCTGATTGCATCAAGAAGTGCTCCGCGCCTGCTGCAGCATCGTTCTTGCCCGCGATGTAAACGCCCTTGTCCGATACAAACAGTTCGCCTCGACCAATCTTTGCAACGTTTACTCGCGATCCCGCTGAGTTTGGCTCTATTTCAAACGCCTCTACATCTATTGCGACAACCGAATCAGAGCGGTTGTCAATTTGGTCATTATATTGACGCACCGTGAATGCTCGGTCGCCATCAAGCAGCAGCTCCAAGGAATGCTTAACCTTAAGATGATTCTGCACAGCGTTCTCGTGATGCGCGATGTAAACGAGCCCATTTTCATCACTCAACCCAAATCTTCCGGGCAAGTCGTAGCTTGATTGAACGATGGCGCCCAAACCTATTTTTGCGACTGTCATAGGAAGCCTCCCCAGGGTGTTTCATGGCACCTTGGGGTGCCCATGTAAGCAATCAAGGGCTACGCCGCCCTTTTGTTTCGCCGCGCCGCCAGGCTCAGCGCGTCCTCCGCCAGTGTTTCAAGGATGTATGCCGCGGCAGCCACGAGGTCGGCCCAGTCATCTCCGCGCACCGCGTCCGGCCGCGGCACAACCGGCAACCCGACCACCACGCAATACGCGGCCCAGGCAACTACGGCTATGTACTGCCGGTTCCGCCGCACCAAGCGCGAGCGGTCGGCTGCCATAGCTTTGCCAAGGGCCAGGCACACGCGGTTCTTGTGCCCCACGTGTCCGGTTGCGCGGTCGTAGGCGATATCCGGGCCGATATCGTTGGCGTCGCGCCGTCCGAATGAAAGCGCCGCGGCGATCATGTGGTCCGATGGGATCGAACGAATATGCGACGTGCCAGCGCCGGTCGGTTCGCGCCAAGTGGTGTGGCCGGCCAGCGCGCAGACGCGTTCGCGGAAGCTAGGTTTGCTGTTGGCATCGAATGTGGTCATGCGGGCCTCGATTGAGTACAGTTTTTTGGCGCCATGGTGGCGCTACAGGAGCAGGAGAATGGACAAAGAAACAAAGGCCTTGGTGGCTGCACAGCTCGCGGCGGGGTTGCTCGCACACGGCATGTACAAAAGCCAGGATGGAGAATTGGCTGCCAAACTTTTCTACGAAGTGCTGGAGCAGCTCGCTGCACAGAGACCGCAAGGAGGGAGCTTTTTCTCGTAGAGCGTCGCTCAATCGGTATCACGCGGCTGCCTCGACCAAATCGGGGCAGCCATCGCTGGCGAGGTAATCACGAATCACTGCGATCGCTTCCTCATGCCCGCAACACACGGCGACCATATGTCCCTGCGCCCGCAATGCGACGTGCCACGCCTTCTGCTCCTGGCTCACCCTGCCACCGTCCGTGCGCTTCATTTCGATGTAGAGCCCGTGGAAGCCGCCACGCGCCACCGGCAAGCTTAGATCGGGCACGCCTGACTTGACGCCGGTGCGCTTGAGCAGCGCGGCCGTGCGCTTACTGCGAAAGCCACCGTTTGGGATGGCGTGGAGCAGCTCCAGCTCCGGCCATGTCTCGGCCTGGCCGATCGACCAGCGGATGACCAGCTCCTGCTCGAAGTCTTCAGCAACGACTGACACGGCGCCACTCACGCGCGAACCCTCACAGCAGGGTTGGCGCGCACCCCGCGGCCGCCGAAATCGACGCCAGTAAACTTTGCAAACTTGTAGATACTTGTAGACGCCTTTTGTCTACAAGTTTTCGCCTGCTGTAAATCGCTGTTTTTAATATATATATACATAAGAAAACCTCTCTCTTTTTAATACTTGTAGACATGTAGACGCTTACCCATTCCCTTTCTATTTCTCTCTCTTTGGGCACCTATCCCTGTTACCCCGCGTCTACATGTCTACAAGTTTCGTAGTTGCCTGGATTCAATGACTTACCTACGCCGCATCGGAAACTTGTAGACAGAGGCCGGACCAAACCCACGCCCGACGCGCCGGACCGCGCTCAGGCTTCGGGAACTCTGCGAGCGATATGTGACCGTCCGCGACGAGTGCTTTCAGCACCTGCTCGCGCAGGCGTGGTTCTGTCTGTCGCCACGAACGCGACCGCTGCGACAGCTCGCGATCAGCAAGCCCGCGCGCGTCGGACTTCTTGAACAGCTCCAGGATCGTTGCGTACAGCTCGCCGAAGGGTCCGCTGGCCATGTGCTTTTGCACGGCTTCCAGCGTCTGCTCCGTCGTCCACTGCGCATAGGCAACGGACCACTGCATGCACTCGGGGGTGATCAACGGTCGATCGACGTTGACCGAAGCGGCCAGGATGACCGCCAGGCGCATGGCCTTCTCTCTTGAACGGCTCACCAAGTCGGCGAGGCCTTCGCTTTCCTTTTCGAGTGCGTTCTGGTCGGCGACCAGCTTCACCGAATAGGCGTGCAATATAGCCTCAGCGTCGCGGGTGTATTCCACGCGCACGGTCTGCGGCTCCATGGTGGCCGACTCGACGCCGGTCAGGTTGCCGCCGCCGCGGTCAGCGCGCGCCGCCTTGCACCAGTCTGTGATGGACGCAGGAATGTCGAGCGGCTCGGCGTCGCGCGGCAACGTTCTCTGCGCGGTGGATTCGGCGATGATTAGGCGGTTCAAAAAGCCGCCCTCGATGGCGTCTTTATTCAAGCTGCCGTAGAACTTGCCCGGCGTCGTCATTCCCAGCACAGACAGCGCTGGGTTTCGGACATACCGCGCTTCGTTTGCGCGCGATTCTCGGTCTTTCTTGCTCAGGCCCATCTCGCTGTACTGGTCGGGCCGCTGCGTGCCGTGGAGGTTGCCCCACAACTCTTTGAGCGTCGACAGCGTGGCCGCCTTCTGGTGGTTGCCCTTCGCCGACGCGTACCCGAGCATGTCGCCGAACTCGTCCATGATGCTGATGCAGCACGGTTGGCGCAGGAGCGCCGAAAGGATCGCCGGAGGACTGGTGTATGACGGTGGCCCAATCAGCACATCCTCGCCGGCCGATTCGAGGATCCGTTCAATCACATCACGCGCATGGTTCTTGCCCATGCCCGACTTGGCCACGTTGACGAAATACAGGCTCGTGCGGTTGTTCTTGGTGCTGCAGTATCGACGACCCAACACAACGGAGCCGAGGGCGAGCGCAGTCTGCACGGCGAGAATTGGCTGCGGGTATGGCGCAGTGCGGTTGGCCAGTTCCACCACTTCGCCCAGCACGCCGGGCACGCGCAACAGCTCGGACGGCACGCCGGACGATTCGATGCGCTCAATG